AGTAGCTGACGTTAGTTCTTCCACTCCTCCAGAAAGACTTCCAGATGAGCCAGAGGGTAAGTCAGGTAACCGTAAGCTCTCGACAGTCTGTGGGTACTGTGACTTCCGAGAAACTTGTTGGGAAAACCTACGCACATTTTACTACAGTACAGGACCAAAGTACTTGACAAAAGTTGTCAAAGAACCTAAAGTCTACGAGGTTAAGTATGACCCCCGCCTCAGCGAAGAGTAAGGGACGACTCCTGCAGCAATTGGTTGTTAAACAGCTTCTTGCTCTTGGTTCTGGTCTTACAGAAGACGACATCAGAAGCACTGGTATGGGACAGAACGGTGCGGACGTACAGATGTCTTCTGCTGCCAAGAAGCAGTTTCCTCTGGCAGTTGAGTGCAAGAACATTGCTGCCTTCGCTGGCTATAAGTTTCTTGAGCAGTCGGAGTACAACGCAAAGACAGGGGAACAACCTATCGCTGTTGTCAAAGCTAACAGAAAGAAACCTATTGTACTCGTAGATGAAGAGTACTTCTTCCAACTTGTAAGGAAAGCCAATGGCTCCTAAGATTTACCAAGTAGCTTCTGATCCTTTCGAAGATGAAGACTACAACTGGAACATGAACATTCTGTGGATGGACGACGAAGAGAACACAATGGGTTCTGGGTCAATCAGAATTCCATTTAGAGAGACAGGCGACCTATTGAAAAAATACTTCAGACACAACGTCAATCCCCTTAGCAACGAAGACCTTCAGAAGATTATTGAAGAGTCTATCAAAGGAACAATGCAGTGACAGACTACGACATGTCTATCCACTATAATCCCTCTGCACTAGCTTGGGCAGAGTTCTTCTGCAAGCATAACCCAGAGATGGACGTAGACCTGATGACCAGCTGGTTTGCTAACGCTATGATGGCTATGTCAGACTGGGAAGCTAGAGAACGAGAGAAGTACTCAAATGAGTAAAACAGTAATCGTGTGGACCTGCTCCCACGCAGACCCATCTGTACCTAATGACAGGTTCACATGGCTTGGTAATCTCATCTACGATATTCGTCCTGACTACTGTGTAGACCTTGGAGATGGGGCTGACATGAGGTCCCTCAACTCCTTCGATTCAGGTAAGCCTTCTAACGTCGTTTCTCAGAACTACGAGAAAGACATCGAGTCTTACAACGATGCCCAAGAGCGTATTCGGTGGAAGATTCGAAAGAACAAAGTGAGAATGCCAGCCTTCTACGGATTTGAAGGTAACCACGAGCATCGTATCAAGAAGGCTATCGAGCATGACCCAAGACTCAAAGGAGACAAGTACGGTATCAGCTTCAACCATCTGGACACCAGCCGATGGTTCAACGAATACCACGAGTATTCCAATGGAGCACCAGATATCTATGCCTACGACGGCATCTCCTACGCACATTTCATCGCGTCCGGTAACTATGGGACCGCCATGGCTGGGGAGCATCACGCTTATAACCTACTTAAGAAACGGTTTCGATCAACCACTGTAGGCCATTCTCATAAACTTGATATTGACTTCAAACCTAATCCTCGTGCTATCGGTCTTGTCGCTGGTTGCTTCAAAGGCGCTGATGAGTCATGGGCAGGTCAGGCTAACGACGATTGGCAATCTGGTGTCGTCATCAAGCGTGGTGTAGAAGATGGTTGGTACGATTTTCAGTGGATCAGTCTTGAGCAACTAGAGAGAGAGTATAATGATTCGAGGACCTAACTACGTCTTTTTGAATATCCCGAACACAGGGGCAGAAGAGATTGAGAAAATTCTATACCGATATTGTGATGGTCAGGTGGTGACACCTACTCATGAAACTCTTCTAGAGGAAGTTGACCGAAGAACTAAAGTCTTTACGGTTGTTCGTAAGCCATACCACAGAGCTATAGAACTGTGTCGTTGGTACGCCCCAGAAGAAAAGCCTGTCGACTATTTGACTTGGCTTGTCGATAGGGGAACACTGAACACTCGTCCATACAGCTACTGGACTAACAAGTGCACCAACGTCTTCAAGATCGAAGAAATTAATGAGAAGCTTCCTCCGTTCCTCCTGTCTCTCGGCTATAAAATCCCGCCGACAGAAATCAACACACAGACTTTCGAGACAACAGTCGAAGAAGCGGAGTTCATCAAGAAAGCCTTCAAGGATGACTTCGTGGAGGCCAAGTACTCAACTGATCGGCGCAGTAAAACTTGAAACAGACACAGGTTAGAGCAGCTGTGTGGAGGCACCTTAGGCAAGGTACGACTATAGGTACTGCCTATACTTTGGCTGCTAGAGAGCTAAGCCTTGACGATAGACTCGTAGTAACGGCTTGGTTAAAGATGCACAACCGTTGGCTGCGATACGTACTAAAACATAAGTACGGGTGGGCTATTGACAACTACACTGACAACTGATACAACTGGAGCTTTCCCTTGAAGACTTTTACTATCGAAATCGAAATTGAGTTTGACGAAGAACATCCGATGATCGGGTCTGAAGGCAATATTGCCAACACCGTGGCAGATTTGTTCGAAGACTTTATCTATGAGGATGGGTATATGAACATGGTGTCTATCCATGTAAAGGAAGTGCAATGATGAAGCCGTCTGAGAACTCTTGGAAGCTTATGCGTGGGATGGTGGCTGAGTTCATCCAGAAATTTGGTGCCAGCCTTGATCCTCGCTTCTGGCTGACCCTCATCGCAGAAGAGCACAAGGAACTCTCTGAGGCTCTTGAACAGAATGACAAGCATCAAATCCTCAAAGAGGCTATGGACCTCTACTACGTCCAAGTTGGCTTCATTCTCACTTCTGCTGCTGCAGAGCAACTGAACCTCTTCAGTGATACTGAGCGCGGCGACATCTTCCAAACTCTGCAGAACACTTCTGCTCTTTACGAAAAAGCTATGGACGTTTTGGGTGACCTTAACTACTTTGAAGCTTTTCGTAGGGTTCACCTCTCCAACATGAGCAAGCTTGGGGATGACGGCCTCCCTGTGTACCGAGAAGATGGGAAGGTGCTAAAAGGAGCCTCCTATGTTCCTCCAAAATTTAGCGATCTGTTGAAGTAAAATGTATCAGCCCTATACTTACCTGCTTTACCATAAGCCAACTAACTAAAAACCAGCCACCTAAACTTGATGATCTGCTGAAAGGTAAATAATTGGCGTTCAAATCTAACCTCAACCCGATGTTCCGAAGCAAGTTCTCGGAAGACATCTTCAACCACAAGTACCGGCATGAAGGTGCTGAGACTTGGTCTGCTCTTGCAAAAACACTTGTTAATGACGTTCTTCACAACTGGCCTTCGAAAGAAGATAAGGATCAGCTGGAGACCTACATCCGTGACCTTAAGTTCATTCCCGGTGGACGCTATCTCTACTATGCTGGCCGTCCAAACAAGTTCTTCAACAACTGCTACCTTCTGAAGGCAGAAGAGGACACTAGAGAAGACTGGGCTAATCTCTCTTGGAAAGCTGAGTCTTGCCTTATGACCGGCGGCGGTATCGGTGTAGACTACAGCGTTTATCGTGCTGAAGGTGCCCCTATCCAACGTACTGGTGGTCAAGCTTCTGGCCCTATCCCCAAGATGAACATGATCAATGAGATTGGTCGTCGTGTCATGCAGGGTGGCTCTCGTCGTTCCGCCATCTACGCCAGTCTCAACTGGAAACACGGTGACGTAGAGAAGTTTCTCAAGGCTAAAGACTGGCAGTCGATGCCTGTTGGCTCTACGGGTAAGTCTCTGTGGGACATCAAGCAAGACGACTTCAACTTCCCTGCTCCTCTGGATATGACTAACATCTCTGTTAACTACGACACAGAATGGTTGATGACTTACTGGAAGACTGGTAAAGTCGGAAAGGTGTTTGAGGAAAATGTCAGACAAGCCCTCAAGACAGCTGAGCCCGGATTTAGCTTCAACTTTTTCGACAAGGAAACTGAGACCCTACGAAACGCTTGTACAGAAGTCACTAGCTCAGATGACAGCGATGTCTGTAACCTCGGCTCCCTCAATTTCGGACGTATCGAATCCCTCGCGGAACTCGCAGATGTCACGAGATTGGCCACTCTGTTTCTTATTCTGGGTACTGTACGGGCGCAGCTTCCCTACGACAAAGTCTACGAAACCAGAGAAAAGAACAGACGACTTGGCCTCGGCTTCATGGGTGTCCACGAGTGGCTCATCAAGCGTGGGTACAAGTACGAAGTAACACCGGAGCTTCACCAGTGGCTTAGCGTCTACAAAGGCGTTTCTGAGGATGCTAGTGTCAAGTACGCGAATAGGCTCAACCTATCTACACCAGTGGCTAACCGAGCAATCGCCCCAACAGGAAGTATTGGTATTCTCGCTGGTACCTCTACAGGTGTTGAGCCCATCTTCGCCGTCGCCTACAAGCGCCGATACCTCAAAGGCAAAGACAAGTGGGCCTACCAATACGTAGTTGACTCAGCAGCCCAAGAGCTTATCGACCTCTATGGCGTCCAACCAGACGAAGTGGAGAGTGCTCTCGATCTAGCAGATGACTACGAACGTCGTATTCGTTTCCAAGCTGACGTACAAGACTACGTTGATATGTCTATCTCTTCGACAATCAATCTGCCGTCTTGGGGCACTAAGTTGAACAATGAAGACACCGTCAAAGACTTTGCTTCTACTCTCGCCAAGTACGCTCATCGTCTCCGTGGGTTTACCTGCTATCCTGATGGTGCTCGTGGTGGTCAGCCTCTGACGTCTGTTCCCTACAAAGAAGCTGTCTCTAAACTTGGAGAAGAATTCTATGAGCACATCGAGACCCACGATATCTGTGACATCTCAGGTACAGGCGGGAGCTGCGGAAACTGAGTGGGACTTCTGGCCTAACGCCTACACAGAAGTGACTGTCTACGAGGACGAGGGGAGGGATTCTCTCGTCCTTGATGTTTATGGCAAACCGTACTATACTAAACCCAAGAAGCTAAAGATGGGCTTCGATCTTACTCCGAAAGGTAACAAATGAAAGTTTCTCTTTTCTGCGCAGCTGTCGGTGTCTACATCGCAGTGCTAATCAATCTGGTGTTCCATCTGGCTCACCTCTATGGGTTCACGATCATGGGTGTGGCCATCGCTGCCTTCGTCTATGTGAGTCTTCAGCTGTCTGCTTGGCTGTTCCGTAAGCCAGTCAAGAACATCATTCGGATGCTGTCTGAATGAAGGCTACCTACGTACAACACTGTGGGGATGATCTTATGGTAGCTAACTCGGCAAGGGTTAGCTTCAAAAAGTGGAATCCAGTCATCACAGACAAAGACGTAAAGCTTATCCACTACCTAGCCAAGCACAAACACTTCTCTCCATTCAACCACAGCTTCATCACTATCCATGTGAAAGCACCTCTCTTCGTGGCCCGCCAACTTCAAAAGCACAGATTTATGCCTTGGAACGAAGTAAGCCGCAGGTACGTGGACGACAAGCCAGAGTTCTACGAACCTGAGTGGAGAGCTAGACCTGAAGATGGAATCAAGCAAGGTTCTGGTGATCCAATCACTATTGACAAAGACACAGAACAGGTGTACCATTACTCGATTAATGACGCTCTTCGTGCCTATGAAAGACTTCTCTCAGACGGTGTAGCCCCTGAGCAAGCCAGAATGGTTCTTCCTCAGAGCATGTATACTGAATGGTACTGGTCAGGGACTCTTGGTGCTTGGGCTGATATGTATAAACTACGAGCAGACGCTCACGCACAGAAAGAAACACAGGAGATTGCTCAGCAATGCGGGAAGATCATCGAGCCGTTGTTTCCGGTGAGTTGGACGGCACTGGTCCAAGATACCTAGACGGGTATTCTCTACTAAGCTGTAGACGAAAGGTTCCTGAGCTTATTGAAGAATACGTCCATGTCTCAGAAGACGGTAAGTGGCTTATCTATGAGGCGACTGCTAGAGCTAAATCTGGAAAGGTAGTCTATGGTGGTTTTCAGACAAGCCTTCAAGATTTTAACTTACTGTCTACTTGTATCAGCAGAGTAGTCTCTCTTTTGAAAGAGAAGGTAGAAAATGAGTGACAGAGGAACACTAACAGGCTGGTCCTCCAGCTACTACAGGCTTCCCACAGGAGCCACTGAACTTCAAGACCTGATCGAGCACAAGGATATGAACTTTGCTCAGGGTAACATCTTCAAGGCTGTGTGGCGTCTTGGAGAAAAAACTGGAACCAGCAAAGAGTATGATCTAGAAAAGATCATCTGGTTTGCTCAAAGAGAACTCGAAAGGTTGAGATATGAACAAGGTCCTGCTAGCATCCGTATTGGCTCTGACACTAACTACGCCACTTCTGGCACAGCAGGCAGTGTCTCAATGTAGCCCTAACCGTGAAGGCGCCATCAGGTATCTTGCAGACCAGTTCCAAGAGTCTAGGCAATCTGCGGGACTAGCTGCGAGTGGTCATTTGGTGGAGGTGTTTGCTAACACGGAAACCGGAAGCTGGACAATCACAGTGACACTACCAAACGGTACGATCTGTCTTCTTGCAAGCGGACAGTCCTACGAGCAACTTAACGAATCTTTGGAACCTAATCTCTAATGCTTGACGAATTTGAAGAAGACCCTAAAGACTTCGAACTGACTCCTATGGAGTACGTCCTTGCTGCCTTGGCCTACGCCAAAGAAGAGAACTTTAGTTTAGAGCGAATCATCAGTATTGCTGGTATGTCAGACACGCCTGAGTTATTTGATAAGAACGTAACTTTTGAAGTTAAAATGAGAGACATGACGCGAGGCAAAATTGCAACCTTTTGATCGTGGACAGAAAGACTTTAGGGAGGGACGGCTAGTCTCCCCTTTTCCACTTGATTCTATGCCCTACAAAGAATGGCTGAGAGGTTTCAACACAGCCTACTTCAACAACCTAGAGAAGGTGAAAGAACGTGAGCTTCGAGAAAGACGCAGTACGGCATAGTGTAGAATGGAGAGAGTCTTTCCAGACCTACTTGCTCTGCCTCATGGAAGTAGATGCTTTTAGGTATTACACTTCAGACGGATTGATGAATATAGCAGAAAAATTCTCTGACAGAGAGTTCGGTATTTACCAAGAAGAAAAGGCCCCGTGAGGGGCCTTTATCTTTGGTACCTAATCATTTCGTCTCTAGTTCGAAGGTGGGTATCAAGAAGCTGCAGCTGACCATAAGTTAGTTCTGACAAGTCAACTCCATCAAAGCCAAGTTCAACAAGACCTCTGTTGATGTTCTGCTCACCGTGACTAGAACTCATGTTGAGAACCATTTGAAGGTTTCTGTCACCACTTCTAGTGACACCAGCTTCCATCAAGCCTCTAACAGATTCTCTAGTCTTTTGCACTAGGTCATCCCACCTACGCTCCCTGAAATCCGGGTCTCTCTTGAACCTTTCGTCTTCCCAAAGCTTCTTTGCCTCTCTTTCGATGATGGCGTTGAAGAGCTGGTTAAACCTGTTGTCTCCTTCGGGCATGATGCTCCTGTTGTTGAGCTGCCAAGCAGGTCTCCCAAGTCTATTCAGGATACGCTCTGTGTAAGTCATGTTCTGGCCGCTACGCATACCGGCAAACTTACCCATATCAACTCTGGCTGCACCACCAGCAGCTGTTTGTAGTTGTTGAGGCTGAGAGCCACTGACGTTCTCGTAACCCATCAGAATGTCAGCCATTTGATCCATATAGCGAAGGCTTCTGTTGATCAGCTCGTTACCTTGCTTACGGTCCATAACCTGCCAGTCTGTGTCTCTCGCAAGAGCAAGAACAGCATTGTAGGGCTCTAGAAAACGAGTCCAACCAGACACGACCTGACCAACTGGAGCTGTAGCCGCAGCAGTCAGAATCTCTGCTCCAGTTTTATCACCAGAAACTGTCTCTTCAATGAAGGAGGCAATGCCTTCCCCAGCACCAAGAAGCTGTCTGAACAGTTGACCACCAACAGCCTCAAATGTCTCAGTTAGCACGCCCATTGGGATAGGCTCTCCACGCTGAACAGCTTCGTTTATTCTACGGTACTCTGTGACAGCCTCTTGCATAGCTGCTGCTTCTTCTTCAGGAATGTC